TAAAGGATGACCAGAAGGTAAGGACATAGGCCAGGTATAAATAATATTACCTGAGATGTGTTTTGACTGAACAACTTCAGCCCACAAAACTGTACGAATAAGAGCATTTTCTTCTCCATCATCATACCATCTGTTAATAATATTAAGTATAGCATTATGTACAATAGGTTTTTCAGACCCATCATAACCAGAATAATCTCCAGCACCAACATTAGGAATGGAGGTACCAAATTTCTTAAGATTACGAGCGACTTCATCCCATTCATTAGAATAGGGATTAACACCGATAGCAGAACCATTAAGAACACGATTTTGAGTAAACCAATTCGAAAAAGCACCGAAGTACATGCGCATTATTATCAACAAGCGCATAGGACCAGAATTTATCATTCTGGTTTTACCAGCATCAGCTTTTTCAATAGGTCTACGTTCATCTTTTAAACAATCAACGAAGATGTGTTCAGAACGAACACCTTTCTTCGCATTAACTATAATGTCTTCACATTCTTTCTTTAATTGTTTAGCACGAGGATTATCAATATCATATTCAGATTCAATACCGAACCAATAACGTTTACCAGGACCGGATCTTTTAACTTTAGGATCTAAAATAAAAGGAAAACCAGGGCTCGTGTTACGAGCAATAGCTCCAAAATTTGGGTCATCTTTCAAACCGCAAACAGCTTCTTCGAAACTGTAAATACGTTTTTCGACATCGAATCTTGAAACTTCCATCATATCACTAAAATAAGTATCTTCAACATCTTTAACTACCTTTTCAGATAGATTCCATTTACCAATACATACTTTAGAGTATGCTTTTTCTTTAACTTGAACAACTTCACCATTAACAGTACATTCTCTTAAATACGCAGCTTTTGTGGTAGCGGGTCCCCATTCACCGTAAAGTTCAGATTTTTCAATCTTACTTTTACCAGGTTCAGAAACACGCGCCAATGACTCATGAGCATCAATAAATTGATTTTGAGCAAAAGACATATTCGTAGATAATTCGAAATCGTTAGAGTTAGTTGTTATTTTACAACATTGAGGTACTAATGACATAGCATCTTCTATATATTCTCTAACAAGAATGGAACCGACACCTCTACCAGTGGCAGAAGTACCAGCGACATGCATGCCAAAGATTTTAGCTTTAGCTTGTGTACGACAATGGACATAAAGAGGAGTTCCACAATCACCTTTACCTGTGTTAGCGTAATAAGAATACGCATCACAGATAGTGTAAGCACCAGTGAGAGGGTCATAAACAGTTTGACCAACAATAGGTTCAAACTTAAATGTAGCGAGGTTATTTTGAGCTTCATCATATCCCATAAGAAAACCAGAACGAACTGTGTTTTCTTTATGCATTTCGATCGTAGCAATACGATCTACTATACTTTTATATTTACGGGCAGAATCAGCGGGTAAGATGAATAAAGCTTCATCTAAAGCAGTGAGTTTTTCAGTAAAAATCCACTTAGTGGTATCAAGGAAATCCTCAATTGTAACATAAGTAGAAATAGCGTTTGTCATGAGAGTTGATCTGAAAGAAATACGAATATTTGCTTCAGCAGGAATACTTCCTTTATCAAAGGAAGCTTTCATCATAACATAGAAGTGTTTTGGAACAACACAGACGCGGTCAGCGACAACAAGAGCATGGCCCATACGTGTAACAATTTTATTTGTTTCATAAGTAAGGGTTAACAAACAAGA